ATGTTGTTGAGGTGGCAGTCACCGAGTAAATGTTGTAGCCTGCAACGGATGTGATTGTCGTGTAGGTAACCCCTGAGGAGAACACGCCATAGTGCGTTGAGGGGATTTTGATAACTACGATGCCGGAGCCTCCGTTGTATCCACCGGAACCACCAGAACCAGTTTGGCTACCACCACCGCCACCAGAACCAGTGTTGGCTGATCCAGCAGAACCAGAAGAACCGCCGTTGCCACCACCGCCGGAGCCACCAGAGCCAGCAGTACCGCCAGAGTCTTGTCTAGCACCGCCACCACCACCACCGGCTCTAGTTACTGCGGAGCCTGTAATTGACGATGAAACACCAGCACCACCATTGCCGCCGTTGTTGCCACTGTAATTTGCGCCGACAGCACCAGCACCACCGCCACCACCAGCGCCGCCAAACGCATTAGCACCGTTGCCGCCGTTGTAGCCCTGGTTGGCCGTTCCAGACCCTCCCGTGCTTCCTCCGTGGCCAGTACCGCCACCAGAACCACCAGTGCCGCCTGTCGAAGGACAGCCACCGTAGCCACCGCCTATGGATGTTATTGACCCAAGAACGCTGTTTGAACCAGAAGAACCATCAGCGTTATTTTGTCCATTAGCAGCAGCACCATTACCACCAGCACCAACAGTAACTGTGTATGAAGTGCCAACACTAAGACTCAATGCTGACTCAGCAGATGCGCCACCACCAGATGTTCCAGCACTTGTCCTATAACCACCAGCACCGCCACCACCGGCTGATCTATTACCACCTCCGCCTCCTCCCGCAACCACGAGGTAGTCGGCGAATAGGTTCGTGGGCCAGTAGCCCTGCCCCTGAAGCTGGAACTGCTGACTTAATGGGAAAACGCCGCCGCTCGGCAGCGCCGATGGCGAGAAAAATTGGGCCGATATGAGCCCCGCCAGATAGCCGTGAATGGGCATCGGTACTTCCTTAGGTAATTTCTTCCCAAGAGGTTACCACGGTCAGGTAGTTAGCCGTCCCCGCGGTCGCCCCGATGGACTGATTCTCCAGCAGGTAGAACGTTGTGGTCTTGTCCGTCACAATAAGCGTCGAGTTGGCCGGAACCGAGATGGTAGACGCAATCGGGTAGGCCGTCCCGCCCAGCGAAGCCGCCGAGTAGACGTTGATCGTGATATTTGCGGCGGCGGTTCCGTTGGTGTTTGCCACGACGATTGAGTTGATCTTGTAGACCTTGCTGCTCGACGCGGCGTTGCTCGCCAGCTGGTTTGCCGAGGTGTTAGCCAACGACACCTGCGACGAGTTGCCGTTGATTACGGTGACGTTAACAATATTTGGGTTTGCCATTTAAAAACTCCTTAGAATCCGAATATCATCGCCATAGCGATTGCCTTGCCTGTAGATACACCGCTGGCGGTTTGCCACGAGGCCGTGGTGCCGTTTGAAGTAAGAACGTACCCGTTGGACCCAATGCCTAGGCGGGTGGCGCTGTTTGACCCGTTGCCAAGTATCAGGTCGCCCGTCGTGGTGATGGGGGATAGTGCGTTAAAGGCCGCCGAGGCGGAGGTCTGACCGGTTCCGCCAGAAGCAATTGGAAGCGCCGATCCAAGAGTAAGTGAAGAAAGGTTGGTTATTGCATCAACTACGTTTGTCCCGTTATTGAAGACAAACATCGATTTACCAGCGGGGACTGCAATTCCAGTACCGGTAGAATTTTTTACAGTAATTGCATCAGCACATCCGTTATTTACTAGGTAGAGTTTTTCAATAGCGGGGACAATAAGGTTCTGAGCTCCGCCTGAAGTACCTGTAAGATTTAGCCGCAGGTTACGGGCTGTCTGGGATGCGTTGGTATCGGTTAGGGTAAGGGTGACTGGGCCACTGGCAAAGGTAACATCGGCTGAACCCGTAATAGCTTCTTCAAGCGCGGTGCCTAAGTTAGTATTTGTCGTGGCGCCCCAAGTACCGGATTGCTCTCCGGTACCAATAAGCTCAATCTTTAACGCAGAATACGTGCTTGCCATTTATTGCTCCTATGCCGCTAACGGCACCCAATTTGGGGTCTGCGAGTCATTTACTTGTGTCCAAACAGATCCCTGTGAATCATTAACATTCTGCCAGTTCGGAGTCTGATTGTCATCTATTGACTGCCATATCAGAACTGACCCAATAAATCCAGTAGCGGAAACTCCGGTAACTAAAACTACAGAATTTCCTGTAACTACAACCGAACCAACGCTGGCAGTGCTAGAAACTCCTACTAAATCAACCGAGGTGTTTGAAACCGCCTCGACCTGACCAACCTCACCAACACCTGCAACCCCAGTTACATCTACATCGGCGTTTTCAATTACTTCTACTTGCCCAATAAAGCCAACCGCCTCAACACCCGTGACAGATATATTACCGTTTGCCGAAACTGTTACGGTCCCAACAAACCCCGTGGCTGTAACACCAGTAACAACAACATCTGCACCAGCTTGTGCTACTACACTTCCTACCTGCCCGGTACTTGAAACCCCGGTAGCGTTTATATTAGCATCGCCCGTAGCATCAAGGGTTCCTACCGCACCTAAACCTTCAACACCCGTAACATCTACATCTGCACCAGCTGCCGCCGTTACACTTCCTACCTGCCCAGACCCTTCAACACCTGTAACATTTACATCTGCCCCAGCAGCCACCGCCACGCTTCCAACCGCACCGCTACCAGAAACCCCGGTAACGCTTACATCTACGCCCTCGGCAACTTGAACAGATCCAACCTGCCCAGACCCTTCAACACCCGTAACACCTACATTTGAATCCGCAGCAACCTGAACGGATCCAACCGATCCAGCACCTTCAACTCCAGTAACATTTACATTAACATCTACTACCGTCTGTACCGTTACAGAACCTACCTGCCCAGTACCTGTTACACCTGCATTACCTGCGCCCCAGCCGTTACTGCCCCAGTCTCCGTAACTCCAACCACCTAGTGGGACATCAACGTCGGTGCTGTCAGTTCCCCAAGGCGTGTAGCCCCAAGGCCCAGAACCCCATCCGCTGTATGTCGCCACTTATTCATTCCTAGGCAATGCGGATAATTGCGTTTGATGCGTCTGCTGTCGGGAAAATAATCGTAAACGTACCCGAAGTAGAAGTCTTAGCACCGCCAAAATCAAGAACGCACACAGTTGGGTTACCCGCTTGGCTGCTGTTATAAATCAAAGCGCCGTAGGCCGTGATCGTGGCCGAGGTAAACGACAGATCATTGAAGTCTGTAAATGCGGTCGTACCAGATGTGGTCGGGGTAATGTTTGTAAGGGTTCCACCGCCAGCACTGTAAGAGCCGGAGTTAGCGACTTCGTTAGTAGCCGTGTATGCCGTAGTAGCAGCAGTAAACGAGGCGCTGTTTGTATATAGCGCAAGTTTAAATGTATTACCCGTAGAAGCGGTGAAGTTGTGTTTAGCCTGCATAAGCTCTTGTTTAAAGCTTGTGCACATATAGTTGCCTGTGAATGCCATTTTAAATCTCCAAAAGTTTTACAAGTTCGGGGTGGCCCGCTTCTCGCAGCCGGTTTGCAAGGGTGGTGCGGTCTTGAGCCACAGTCTCCCTAAGGTAAAACAAAATAATTCCAAAAATCTCGTCTTTAAATGCCTGCGCCTGCTCCCGTACGGCAGGATGGGAATTACTTCCAACATACACAATCTTGTCTACAGCACGCCGCGCCAACTCTTCGGGCGTAAATCCACGTCCGTCCGTAGTTTGAACTTTAATACCGCCTAAGAGTGCGCCGATCATTTTACAGGATACCTCACTTGACCAGTACGATACATATCTTGACGATCCTTACCTTCGCCGAGCTGTTTTAGCATTGCAAGAGTTTCATTATACCGAGCCGTATAGTTTGCAATCACGTCTTGTTCGCCCTTCATAAATGTGTAAGCTTCAAGCAAGGAACCATAAAGCAGCGCAGAATCAAAATGATCTCCAAGCCACGTTGTATTAGCGGTGACAATTGATTCAGGATAGTAGTAATAATGCATTTCTACGCCATAGTTTGCGTCTGGCGTGGGGCCGACAATCATTGTATTGTTATCGAAGATTGCGTAGTGGGTAGGAGTGCCCGTATCAGACGGGGTTGGAAAAGCCTCTCGGATAAACTCCACGTCTTTGTTCAGCAGGAATGATTGCGCTGTTGTAATTGGGTCAATAATAGATAAAGAGAATGTAGCCAGCCAATCTGAAGGCATAGCCAAGTATTTATTCCCGTTTGTTAAATTCCCTGTAACATTTTTGCGCAGTGCGGGTAACTGAATCGCGTTGTATATCCGCTGCTCAGCCTGTTGAATAAATGTGTTTACCTGCTCTGTCGAAGTAAAAGTAACCGTGCCCGTACCAGCCGAGTCCGTAAACTCGGTATCTGGTAGATCGTTTTCGATATACCCTTTAATTGTTTCGAAGAGCGTGGCGTAGTTCATTTATGCCATCGGCCCGCGAGCCATTCTTCCTTTAGTTGCTGCGCCATTTCCACGGGTTTCAATACCAGAAACTTTTTCTCCGGGCGCTGCGTTACGGCTGATGTTGCCAACAGACATATTGACTTCGTTTGCCGTGTTTCTTTGGGGGGCAGGACCATATCCGTTGTTGCTCAGATCCACGCCTGCGGCACCGGTCATCTGATGGGGCTCTGCATAGACTTCAGCTTGGCCCACTTCTTTGCCGCCGACCTTTTTGCTGAACTTAGCCATTATCGACCCCTTCCGCCTGATTTATAGGTAAACGAAGATTTCTTCTGATTGGCAACCTTAGCCATACCACGACCAAGCTCCTTCATCTGAAGATTAGTTTTGCCACCCTTGGCAAACTTCTTAACGCCTTTGTGCATACGGCCTTCGTGGCCTTTAACGGCTTTTTCAGCCTCCACATCGGCAATCTTTTTAACTTCTTTCTTGTCCATCATAAACTCCTAAGTAGTTGTTACTGTTACAATTCCAACTTGCCCACGGGCAACCAAATTGTTTGGCGTTAGTCCAGTATCGTCCGCTCTTGCACCACCAACAGGATTCCAGCCCCACTGAATTATACGGCTACCTTCGCTCACTACGCCAAGGTTATTTACCCCTGAAGTCACATACGAAGTATCCGGCCTTGGTTCACGCACAGCCTGCGGATCTTGAACTGGGTACATTCCCAACTGCAACTGCGGGTGATCCGGATCCCAACAGTTCTTACAGACTTTGATATTAACCAGCTTTGTCTTTATGACAAGCTTGCGCAGCACGGACAGTTTGTATCTAAAACCACACCTGTCACATTCCGCAATTGCAAACTTACCAGAAGAAAACTTGTTGCCCATTATGTAATCTGCATGATTCTTGGAACAAACCGCTGCGCAGCTTTCTCTCTATCTTCCCCAGCAGCGGTAACAAAAGCTTCATCGTACATAGCCTTGAGCATCTCGACACGGGGCAAAGCCTCCGGCAGCTTCAACGATAGGTAGTAAGCAAGCCCAGCAGTAAGGCAAGGCAAGAATCGAAACGGAATGTCAAACGTATTTACCCCGTTACCTGCGTCCTGAATACGACGCATTCTCCAATACACAAGCGTATACGGCGTTGAATTATCGGGCGTGGGCCATACCGTAAATGTTGGGTACTGAATACCGCTGGGGGTTGTCGCTCCGCTCTGGCGGTTTACATAGATCTGAATAGGGCGACCCGTAGCATTTTTGTTTGGGATTGTTGCGTATGTAGACACGCTGATACGAGTAATGGTCAAGTCGGTTTGTTGTACCCCGGTCTGCGTACGGATGACGTGCTCAAGAAGATCGACAGTATCTACGGGTAGTGTGTATGTTGCGGTGCCGGCAGTCAGTGCCTGCGAGCCCTGTTCAATAGTCCAGAGGTTGATGCCTCGGTTGGCCCAGTCAGCAAACAATAGGTTTAAAGACCTGCGAGCCGTGCGCAGATCGTAACCAGACCTTAACTCTGAGCCGCAACGCTCAAAAGCTTCTTCAACAACATCGTTGAGATTTAAATTAAAAGTTGAGGTTGCGGTGGTAGTCATCTGAACTTTTTAACCTTTTTCTTTATAGCTTCAGGTTGGGCCACAAACTGCTTTCCTTGTCTTCGTCCTTTTCGTTTAGCCTGTGAAGTGGCTGCGTACTCGGACGGCGATAAGGCGTTGATCGCGGCTTCCGGAAGGTATCTCTCTCCAGTTGCCTTACTTCCTTGTGTTGACGGCTTGCCACTCTTAGTTCTCCATTTTTGGTCACCCCAATCCTTTAGGCTTTGCTGGGGCTTCTTCATATCAATCCTTGTACCCGCCGCCACGCTCGAACGCCTCCTCAATGAGGTCGTTCATGTCGAGGTTAAATGCTGTGGTGCCGGTGGTGGAAGCCATTATCCTACCTTCCAGTTTGTACCGTCTGAGTATACGGGCGTTTTTACAGCACCACCAGCGACAACAGTTGAACCAAAAGTTGGAGACAAAGCATCTGTAACAAACGCTCTCGTACCCGCAAGAGAGGTAGAAGCGCTAGGCAGCGTACCTACGGTTAAGTTTGTAAACATTACGTTATCCACATTTATACGTTGGAAATAATCGATTGCGTTTAGACTTGTTCCCGCAAAAGTAGAGTTAGTTTTATCGTAAACAAGGTTCAAAATACTGTAAAAACCAGCAAGACTCATTCGTTCTACACTGTTTGCCGCTGAGTTTAAAACAAAACTGTTGGCTAAAGTAATGAAACTGCCAGCACTTGAAGTTACAGCGTTAGATGCGGGACTTGCCGCAAAAATAGCAGAGCCGTCAATTTGCAAAGTTCCGGCCGTTACGCTTGGGGTAAGCACTTGGTAGCAGTCTTTAATTAAAACATTGGCGCTTGCGTTAGATACCGCCACAGCCCAACACTTGTTTCCTACAATAGAAACAGTACCAGCACCCGTAATTTGTACGCCTGAAACGCATTGCAATTCAGTATTGATAATTTCAACATAATTTGTACCTGATTTAATAAGTTGCGTATCTACAGTACAGTTTGAAATGTAGGCGTTACCAGACCCTGTGATGGTCAAGTTAGTTAGTTTGATACCACTAACACGAGCCGCAGCAGACAGTGTCAATGTTCCAGTAATTTGCGTGTTAGCACCAGTGAGTTCAGAGGTTGCAATTGTTGTGTTTGTTGTAGTTACTGTGGGGCTTTCTGCATAGAATCCGGGATGCACAATAACAGTAAGACGGGTTCCAGTTTGTAGTGTTAACGCTTTAGTAATTGTTTGAACAGGGTTAATTAAAGTGCCATCACCTGTTGTATCGTTACCATCAGCATTGCTAACGTGTATTTCTTTGGAATATACAGAGTAATTACCAACATCTCTGCCTGTACCGCCAGAAACAACAGCCAAGGGAGTTGTAAGCGTTATATCGCCAATAAAACCATTAGCTGAAACGACTGGTCCAGAAAAATGAGAGGCAGCCATTATTCAGCCCCTTTTGAGACTGGCAGCTTCTCGCTCTTGGGGTCATACACAAACTTAGTCTTCATCCGGAAAAACCTCAAACATAAAGCGCGCAATAAACAAATCAATAACTAAAACTGAATGCCCATCTTCTGGGTCTTTTTGGATCTCGATCCCCAACATCATTCCAGTAATCAGGTAAAACGAGATGGCAAAGTTCATTTCTGGCTTTCTTTTTTAAGCACTTCTATTTCAGCACGAAGCTTGATAATTTCGGCATCGCGCTCTGCAAGTTTTTTCATAAGGCCCGTGTTCATCTCAGCCCAGACAACTGCCTGCTGCATGCGCTCTTTGTGGTCATCAGACATCATTTTAAAAAGGCGCTCAGAGTACTCAATCTGCTTCTCGATGAAGTCAATCACGATAACCCCCTCCTGATTTTTTATACTGCATAGCCAACATCTGTGCCTTGCGAGCTGACCACTGACCCGGAGCCCCACCTTTACCGCCAGCCTTGATCTTATTAAAAAGACTCTTACGCATGCCGGGTTTGGTGTAGTTGCCAGCCTCGTTCACCTTAGATTTCCCACCTTCGGCAAACATAGTAACCTTGTTCGGATCATCTTTGCGGATGATCGTCTTGGCTTTTGGCATCTTACTGGGGTTAATTATCCCCATACCCCGACTCGGTCGCATTTAGCACTTTCCGCCGTAAGACATCTTCTTAGTCATGCCGCCTTTTTTCATAGCCACTTGCATACCTTTGGTTTTACCCTTCGAAACAACACCATCAGCAGACTTGTGACCGGCAGACAAACCACCAGCAGCCATCTTCTTAACTTTGCCGCCTTTTTTCATAGTCATTTCAGACTCTTCATGCTTGACCATGGACTTGGGAGCGCCCTTCTTTTTCATAAAGGCAACTTCTTTAGCAACCATCTTCTTGGACTCAGCCATTTCACCACCCCTTTTAAAAGTTTTGCCTTTGTCGGCAGACATAAATTCCTTCCCAACCGAGGAAGGTACACCTACTTTCTTAGCAAACTTCGGGTTGTTGGCAATAGCCGCCATGAAGTTGTGCTGTTTTTTACTTACGCTTGGCATTACACAATCTTCCCACGAGTTTTACCTTTAACGCAGCAACCATCAGCACGTTTGGAAGCAGAAGAAACCGAGCCACCCTTAGCCATCTTCTTAACGGCTCCGCCTTTTTTATACCCTTTTATATCTTGGCGCGCCTTCATTTTTGCTTCATCGTCTTGGCTAGTCATACGATTAATGCCGAAATACGAACCAACCTGACGAGCTTTGTCCCCAGCTGTATCCATAAACTTATTCAAAGTGTCATTAATAGACCCCGGTTTATCACGTAAAACTTCGGTTGCGTATTTATTAGCCGCATAGTCATATGTATCTTTAGCTATTTTGTCGGCTGCAGCTTTTTTAGCAATAGCCGTTTCTTCTTCTCTAGCTTTATCTTTTGCTTCTTGTTCAGACTTAAGTGAAGAAAAGCGTCTCTGTATTTCTTTACGATGCTCTGCATTAATGTCACCGCCCTTACCATATTTTTTAACTTTTGCCATTTTACTTGCCCTCCATTAGTCGGTCGATTTTGGTTTCAAGCCTGTCAAAGCGCTCGTTAATTTGTTTGATAACATCACGCATGTCGTTCTTCTGCGTGTACTCGTTTGCTACATGCACCTTAAAGTCGTTGAGTTCTTTGTCGGTGTTTTTGATATTGTCGAGGGCTTCTTTCAGGAACCAGCCGATGACAGCCGCTAGAAAGTATATGGCCCCAAGAAGTAGTTCCGTCATATTCATAATAACTCCTAGCAGTTCCATGCCCGAAGGCTTTTGTTAATGCGACTGTTGGGGTCGTTGGCGGTTTTGGCAGATGTAAGCTTCTTCTTCATCCCTTTCATCCGAGCGCAAAAAGAATCTCTGCGGGGGCCACCCTCTGGTTGTGGTGCTTTCAAGCCGGGCTTTCCGGGGTTTGCAGCGTTGTACGAAGCTCGCCCCTTCGCGTTCAGCCCACCTTTTGGGTTCTTTCCTTCCTTACGCGTCCAAGCCGGGGTCTTAGCCATAGAACACCGTGATACCGGTAACTGAGCCAACCGATAAGGTCAGATATAGCCCGGTCGTAGCCAAAATACCTTCGCCGGGAACTTGAATGGCAAAAGTATTTGGGGTGCCAAGGCTGGCAATATCCATCGTGTACAAAACCGCACCAGTAGCACTACCGTCACGAATCTCAAACGTAGCGGCAGTAGACGCTTTAGGGTTTACAACAATGCCCCGTAGTCTGGTACGGTCCCCGTAGTAGGAACCGGCGGCGCTAAGGTGCGCCGACTTAACATCAGTTTGCATCATGATGCGATGCTCCTATTAGGCGGCTACGCCATCAATCACAACAAAGTTAATCACCGGAGTATCAGAAGTGGTTCCGCCCGTGGTGTAGAAAGTAACGGTGAAGCTACCAGCAGACACGGCAGTAACAAGCAAAACGTACAAATTGGTACCGGATGCTTGGTTCAAAATAATTACGTCGTTAGCACCAACAGTGCTATTGGTGACGGTAAAGCTGGCGGCAGTGGCAGAACCAGCGGCGGTAAACATGGTAATAGCACCACAACGCTTGTTAAGCGTCACGCCAGTAGTACGGCTTGTGCCTTGAGTTACAGCACCACCCGCGCCGGTTGCATAACCAACACCACCGGTACCCGTAGAAGTGATAGCACCAGTAGCAGTGAGAGAAGTTACAGTGGTGGCAGCGTCAAACGTAGCGTTGGTAGTGACTGCACCGGTGGTGGAATCAACAGAGATAGACTGAAAGCCGTTCTGCGAACGAATTGGGCCATTGAACGTGGTGTTAGCCATGATAATCCTTTCGTGTTGTAGCACATACTCCGCACAGTCTCTACAAAGTCTGCTAGGTCAGTCTGTGCAGATGGTTTCCTAGTAAATAAACAATATAACAAAAAGGGGGGTTTTTCAACCCCCCTCTAAACTACTTAAGCTCCGGGCGATCCAAACATGCCGAGCGGATCAGACCAGCCGAACGAATAACGCTCACGGGCCTTGTAACGAACGTTGCCGGTGTCGAAGTCTCCGTCCATCGAGGTAGCCATAGGCGTACGAACGAAGTGCTTCAGACCGTTGGGAACGTCAGTTGTCAGGAACCATGCATTGGTATCCGTCAGGAAGTGGTTAACTGCGTAGCCTTCAGGAATCGAACCGTTGTTCTTGATGGCGTTGATGTCATTGTCAGCAGTAGAAACACGGAGTTCGGTTTCAAGCAGACGAGTCGCAACGAACATCAGCGAAGGAGGAACGATCAGCTTACGGGGTTTAGCAGCAATCAGCAGGCCACGCTCGTCCGTCCAGCCAGCGATCTGAATAACGGCAGCCTCAAGGGAGGTTTCGTTCAGATCAGCAGCGGTAGCGGGCGTGTTGCTGTTTACACCACCAGAAACCAGCGGGTGCTGAGTCGAGAACAGGGCAACGCCATCACCACCGGTATAGCCAGAGGAGAAGCCGTTATTAAGGACAGAAGCTGCCTTAACCTGTTTGGTGTATGACATAGCACGGGCCAGAGCCTTGGTGTAGCGGGCGGACAGGGAGTCATAGAGGTTGTCCTCAATTGCCTCTTCCGTCAGCGAGAATCCAAGAGCGATGGTTTCGTGGTTATAGCGAGCAGTGAATGCCTCCTGTCCATTATCGTAAGCGATTGCCTGACCTTCATTCTTCACGGGTGCAGCTGAGAAGCCTGAAAGTTTGGTCTCTTCTTCGAACGAACGCTCGGAGGTTTCGGTTTCGAAAATCTCTTTATGCTCTTCACCATAACGAGCATACTCAAGACCGAACAGTGCGTTCAGTCCGGGGAGAAGTTCTTTTAGTAGTTGGGCGCGTGAAATAGCCATGATTTAATCTCCTTAAGCACCAGTGGCGTTGGTGTAGCTGTGCCAACCGGCATTCCACACAACACGAACTTCGGGATAACCAACAAAAGTAATAGCAGTACTGGCGGCCAGAGTAATTGCGCTGGAAACCGTTACGGTCGTAGTGCTGATGTTGGTTACAGTGATGTAGTTACCTGCAAGCGAACCCGTGCCAGACGGAGCGATGAGCTGCATTCCGGGCTTGATGGCGGTGTTTGCTGCGGTCAGCGTAACCGTCGTGCTGGAGCCAGAAGTGCTACCGGTAGCGGCAACAGAAACAGCCGTATCGGGCACAACAGCAACAACGCGGAACGGGGCTGCGGTAGTAACGCGAACGTTACCAGAAGTACCGGAGCTGATAGCGCCACCCGTCAGGATAACTGCGGAGTCACCGGTCGTCGTGCTGCCCGTATTTCCGCTAAGGGAGTACAGGTTGCTGCCCACAAATGCAGGGTTAGCGTAGCCAATCGTGGTTCCAGAGTTGGCAAGCGAGGTGCCTTGAACGCCCATAACACCTTGGAAAACGGTGCGGGGGTCGTCAATAACATAGGCAAGTGCGTCTTGGGCAACCGTACTAGCAGGCCAGTACTGAGCGCGAATACGCTGGTTGGTGCCGGGGTTTGTGTACTCACAGCCAACGAACACGCCAATCGCACCGTCAATTACCGTGGTGGGGCTGGAAGTGGGATCGTAGTTGTAGAGCGCAATTTTTCCGCTACCAATCTTTACGATGTCGCCGTAAAAAACGTTAGAACTAAAGCCGGTAGAAATCGGGATCATGCGGGTAGAACCAGCATAAGGAAGTCCACCAAGCTCATTTACCGCTTTTAGCCCGTAGGGGGCCGAAACAGTGGGATAAGCCATTTTAAACTCCTAAAAAGTTATTTTGTTCCAGAACCAAAATTTCCGCCCCGTGTCGTAGTGGACTTCTTTTCACTAAACAGCGGCATGCGGGGATCGTTGTTTCTCATAAAGTGATTATCAACAGAATCATTCTGGGCTTGTGCTTGGGTGCGGTAGTACTCATTCCGTGCCGCAACCATCTCAGACGGCATCTTGCAAAGCAACAATCCGCCCAATTCCACATTCCCATTTTTATTCGCAGCGAGCTTAAGCTCGGGGTGATCCTCTGCTCGCACTGGCTCCCAGCCTTCCCGGAATTTCTTGGATACGTTAGACGGCGTTTCCTCACCTAATACAGAAACAGCAATCCAACGGAACTCCCAGCCGGGTTGAGGGTTGGGAACAGGCAGAGTACTGGGCGGTGTATACACGGCCCGAGCAGTGTTCTCACGTGTCTGAAGGTCACGACTTGTACGAGTGTTTGACATTTAAGCCTCCGAAGAAAGTTTAGAAATCTCTTTTGCATACTGCTCATTGGTAAGTCCAAGCCGCCTTGCTAAAGCCTCCTGCGACTTTGTAAGCCTTACGACTTTTTTACCTGCAGTACGTGTTGCGGGCGCTACAACGGTAGCGGGTTTCTTCGTCACGGCCTGTCTTGTAACACCGAAAAAATCGGGAAACACTTCGCGCATGCGAGCGTTAATCCGCTCGTAGTACTCATCAGTGCGGGGATCCTGCCCCGATTCGACCAGCTTTTTGTGCACAGCCAGTGCAAGGCTCGTCATCTCGTCGTCCTGCCCAAACCATTGATTTTGTTGTTGCCAACGCATCGCTTTTTGATCTGGCACCGGAACTGGCTGCGTAATATTTTGACTATATACAGGTTCTTCTGAAACTTGTAAAGACTGTACAGAAATATTTTTTGCTTGGTGCTGTTTCAGTTTTGCGTCAGTCAACAGCTCCTGAGCTTCCATAATAGCGTCAGAATCGTAGCTTTCCTGTGCTTCTTTTAGCTTCCGACGCGCCATCTCCAGCTCAATATCGGCTTTAGTCTGCAGTGCGTCAACGTACTCTTGGCTTCCAGTATTAATTGCACCTCGAAGTTTTTTGTTTTCTTCGATCAATCTCTGGGCTAGAACTACTGCTTCTTCACGCTCACGCAGGGCAGCCTCTTTAGCACGGCGCTCATCGTGCCGGGCATGGGTAAGCTCTTTCATCCTCTTCTGGACTTTGTCCCCATACTGGGCAATCTCATCATCCGAGGGATCTTCTACCTCCCGGTCAAGCGGCTTACGGCCTCTATCCTGTTCGGGGGTGTCGTCTATAACTTCAATCTCTACATCGCC